TATCGCTATACTTATGTGGGGGAACCGGTATGTATTGTGAGCCATCCTCTTTCTTATACCACCATACGGTATCATCCGGATTCTTCTTATACTCAATGTCAAGAGACCTGAATATAATCCTATAACTACCATCAGATACCTTAACTAAAGGATATTGATCCTTTGTCCCGTCCCCCCAATCAACGTCCACGAATCCTGGCTTTCTTGTCGAGAACCTAAGACTGCGATTAAAAGCATCCGCTGATATTATCGGATCGGGTATATAATCAGCGCCCTTACCATCATAACAAGGGAACCTGTCCTCATTCACTATAAACATGACATAGGACGCTACCGTGTCGTATCCTGCCAAAAAAGCCATACCATTAATTTATTGAGGTTATATCATAAGACACCCATTCCTTATATCCATTAACCATCTCATATACTTTGTTGATGGTCTTACATACGACAGCGAATCCGATATCCACGTTAGGGAACTTCTCGTTAAGCTCATCAATAGTAAGTTCCCTGACAATACTCTCATCCCATTTCCTCATCTCCTTTACCTCCATAAGGATCGGTTTTCCGGTTACGCCTACGCTCATCACCCATTCTCCCTCACGGTTGGAATCAGCCAGATCCGGGAAGATCGTAACGCCAAAAAGATCGGAGAGGGTGAAGGTCTCGCCGGTACGGGTGAAGGACGCCGCCGCCCCAGGCGTAAGGACCACCTCATTCACGGCCAACAGGCTCGTAAGTTTCTTGGCTCCTCCTGATACCGTAGCGTTAAACACGACAGTAACATTACCGGTAGCGCTATTAACGAACTTGATCTCATCCTTATCGCTATTTATAGCTTGTAAACGTGATCCAGATACGATATTCACGATCTCATAGTTCTTGTCATAAGTGCTCTGTAGCGTCACATTACCGTATTTAGTATCGATAAGAGTAATCCACTTAGCCTTGCCTCCTACTACCTCCACAAGCTTATAGAACACGTCATTACCGTCAGCGTCAACCCATCTAGCTATAGCTCCAGGAGCGAAATTAGTCACCTCCCGATCTTGGGTATAACTAACGGTGCTTTCCGTAGGCTTATTGGCTAAAGTAACGTAAAGACATTGTTCTACGTCAGCCTCCATCTTAACTATCCCAGCTCCATCGTAATAATAATCAGGTACGTTTTTCTCTCGTATCAACAAGATGGTACCTTCCTTAAGCTTGTCGGCATTGGTAGGATCATCTACAAAAGACTTCATCTGGATATAGGTATCAAAGATGATCGACGTACTCTTATCCTCTATCTTCTGGTTGATATCATCAACAATATTATTAATCTCATCTTTCGTATAATAAGGAGACAAATCCACCTTCGGACCTTCCTGCTCTAAAGCCTGAGTTCCATCCCACCAATAATCAGGAACATCCTGCTCCCTGATCCAGAAGCTGTCCCCCACACGGAGCTTAGCCGTGTTCTCCGGGACCGCCAGCCACTCATTCATGGCATCGACCGTATCAAAGATATACGCCGTGTTCTTACCCTCGGCTATACGTCTTACGACAGCCAACTCGCTCTCGACATCGCTAAGTCTTTCCTTTATATTATTGATCTCCCGCTCCAGCTTATCATAATTATCCTCCTGATCTATAGCATCGCCTATAGACATATAGACCTCATTGGTGAGCTTATTATAAGTAATACGGGCTACTTTCTGATAAGAAGTCTTATATGTACTTGCCCCCTTACTAGTATTGCATATAAAATCATATGTGTTTTGATACACGACAGATCCTCCGGTATTGATAAAGTTATACCCATCCTGTCTCATCGTACCGCCCTTATACCCTACAAGCTCAAAAGAACACTTACCAGTACCTTTGGATCCAAACCATGTGGAGTAGGCTATAAACTGAGTCTCTTCAGGTAATATATCATAATATTGAGCACGAAGATCCTTTACCGACATCCATACACATTCCTTGCCTGATCCGGTATTGTCTCCTCCCCATTTAAGTACGCTTCTTACATGATCGTCATTATTACCTGGACCAGCGAATCCTACGCCTAAATTATCTATGGTAGGAACATTCGAGTTAAGAGCCTCTGTCATGGTATCCAAATCCCTTCCTGAACTTTCGTCCCACAAATATCTGAACGTAACGAAATCCACGTCACCGATCTTAATACCACCGGTATTGCTAGGATATGTTTTAGTCACCAGCTCATAATACCACTTCCCGCCCCTAAACGTGACTCTTATTCTCTCCACTTGCCTTGGAGATATAGATACGTACGATCCTCCAACAGAGACGCTGGCGTCATCTTCGGCACGGGTAGCGCCTTCTTTTGGCTCCTCCGGGTCTACCGGAGTATAGATCGTGGCTTGCTTATCACCTGTATTGATGACAACGATATAATAGCTATCACCTTCCAGACCTTGCTCATGAGCCATCGTAACAAACCCCTGTTCGCTTTCCGGCCTCCATTCGACTACAACCATATGTTTGTCCATAGGTATACCAGATACGCTATTAACGTAGTTGGTTGATGACATGAAAACAGCATGGTCATCGTAAGCCTGATCCACACGCTGATGTTTGGTGGCCAGACTATCAAGACGTGATATCTCAATGGGGTCGATAACCTCAACCCCATTATAATCATACCACTTATATCCGATCATCGTATTCTCACGACGATATTTCCTTTTCCTTATGACCTCACCGCCAGCCATGGCGTCGATCATATAATAATCATTGCATGTTCTTACCATAACATCACGGATTAACAAGTTTGACATAAACAAGCCACGATAGTAGCGCCAACAGGAATGGAGGTCAGCGTCGTACCTACCGGGTAGGTCTGGGAGGATGACTCCAGCACCATCACCGACATCCGCTCAACGACCATATTGTTATCCACCAACCTGCTTCCCTCCACATAGAACCGGCCATCGGCTACCTCATAGCACTCGCGCACCGGGACCATATGCCTTTGGCTTTTATCCGCATAATCACAGATCGTGACCTTAGCCCCCTCTGGAATAGAATTAAGCTCATCACCAGCACTATAATCAGGATGGTCGGAATATACGACATACAATATGGACTTAATATCCTGTAACGCCGGATTGACCGTCCTGAATCCCTTTAAATGGATTTTATGACCACCAACCTCATAACAGTCATCTACCTCCATGATATTAAGGTCACAGCTTATTACCGTCCAGCCACTAACCGTATCTTGGGTAGGGGTGGTATCGGTAGGATGATCAGGATCGGTTGACTCCACGATCTTATAATCAAACTCCCGGACATTAAGCTTATAGTCAATAGACTCCTGACGCCTTATCTTAACCGTTCCATTCCCTGTATCATAGCAGGTATCTGTCGTATCCAAGAACCGATTCTCCATATCAGGCATCTCACACTCAACCCTACTCCATTTATCAATCATAGAGGAGTTAATATCGCCTACCTCATATTTATCATCCTCTGACTGCGTAACCTCATAGAAATGATACCACTCATATCCTAAAGAGTTATATATAACAATATTATGGATCTTAACCCGTTTATCGTTCTCCGTGACATAACACTGATCGTAGTAAGATACATGCCTGTCACGAAGGTTCTCAAGATCGCAAGGAGATTTCTTCCATCCAACAGGGATCTCATCATATTCCTGATCTATTAAGATAGCGCCGTCCTCGCTCTCACGTACAATATACTTGGCCTTCCTATCACCTAGATCACCGTCATAAGAGACAACCTTATCCACCTCAATACGCTGTCCTTTGAAAGCATAACACTCACGATATACTTGAACGTTTCTATCCTCCATATCCGTAAAATCACATGGGACCAAAGAGAAACTCTCTGGGAGGGTAGCTAAGTCGGTCCCCGGGACGAAGCCAGCGTCATCCGACTCAAGGACTTCGAAACGGGTATATCTGGCCTTTATCTTGGAGTCATAAGAAACTAACCTACGAAGCTTGACATGGCCGTTACCTCCATCGTAGCATTCAATGTAAGATCTAATGTCACGTTCTTCCATATCGTCGAAATCGCAGACAGCCCTTATCCAAGTGTCTGGCAAGGAAATGAAGCTGGCGCCCTCAGGCTGTGACGGATCGGTAGTCTCCAGGACTTTATAACTCTTATCCCTAACCCCTATATTCCCGTCCCATGACGTGAGAACCTCCAGCTTCACCTTACCGGCCGGTGTCTTATAACATTCTACAGTTACCTCAATATCCCGATCCTCCATATCCGTGAAGTCGCAAACAACCTCAACCCAGTCATCGCTTATATTAGTGATAAATTCTCCTACCGGGTTCTCAGGATCGGTACTTTGCTTGATGCGATACCATTCCTTTCTGGTACCCATCTCATAATCAAATATCTTATATCCCTCTATCTGTACTCTCCCGGTACCGGTATCAAAGCATTTAAGAACCGGTATTATCTCCCTTTGAGTCATATCAGGGAAATCACATACTATACGATTCCATGTATCAGGTATCTTGTCATACTCCGTACCGATAGGGTTACTATCGTCGGTCGTATTCACCACCTCGTAGTGGGATACCTCGGGGTTCAGGCGGGGATCAACCGACTCCACGCCCTCAATCTGAACCTTACCGCCTTCCGTGGCATAACATTTGCTTACAAATATCAACTCCCGATCGGTCATCTCCGCTATGCTACAATCTATAGCTACCCAATCGGCAGGAACTTTGTCCAATTCCGTACCAATAGGCGTATCAACATCTGAAGAGTTGATGATAAATATCTTCTCGGCCAGTATCTCTCCCTTATTATTCATATAGGTATGGATACGAGCCTCTACCTGACCACCCGGCGTGCGATAGCATTGGTTGACGATCGACACACGGACGTCTTTGATGTTAATGAACTGATAGTCCTTTCTAGGGACATCGCTTACAAGTCTCTTTACTCCTTTATCATCGAAGTACACGTAACACCCGTCATTCCTCATCATGACCGGATACGTCTTTCCGTCTATTACAACCCCTGAGAAGTCATCTGGCGGAACGGAGAAACCCATGCTTCCGAATATAGAAGCCAGTCTCTTTAAATACTCATTAATCGCGGACATACTACAATATTTAAGTTCTTATGCCTCAAAGTTAATAAAAAAGGGGAAAGAATTGAATCTCTCCCCTTTAGGAATTATATGAACGCAAAAAAGGTCGTTCTTATTTAGGTTCGGTCACGATAGCCGGACCAAGACCAGCAGCAGCACCGATCATATTAATCATCTCCTGAACGCCCTCATGAGCGCCGTAACGTACACGTAAGATCAAGTTGATAGGATCATCAGCGATAACCTTTCCGAATCCCTGAGCGTATCTATGAGGATTGAGCGTAATCTGGAAGTCAACGTACTGAGCCGTTTGCTCTACACGGCTATATTCGTTCATGAACGTCCGCCCCATGAAATCCTGATGTTTCGGGAAGCCGTTGAAATGAGCGTAACCCTTCAACTCATCATCCATCATATTGCCGCCTACGTGAGTACGTGGTGCTTTGCTGGACAATCTCTCGAAATGAAGCTGATCCCACCAGATAGGAGATCCCTCATCCAAAGAATCGGGATAACCGCCACTAGCGCCTACAATCTCCACGCTATCCTCGATATAAGTCATTTTATCCATCAAGCACTCTGATGGAGATAACAACATTTCCTTGCCACGGAAACGGATACCGCACTTACAGTTAGAGCCAAGTTCCTGAGCCGACTCCAATTTCTTCCACATCCTGTTGCGGTATGACGCCGGGGCCTCGCTAGTGAAGAATCCCTCAAACACCTTGTCACACTCATCGCACAACATATTGGTATATACCTCTGTCTGGAAGCTATGCTGGCAAGCCGCAGGAGTGCCGTAATCAGTGATCTCCAGTTCCGGGAAAGCCTGTTGAATTTCCTCCAAAGCACTATTTCCGCACTCGTCATCCGGTATAGTGATATAATACTTCTCCTTAGATACCTTGCAAGAACCACAGGCTGACCATGAAGCGGTACGAACCGTAGGATTCTCGCACATATCGGATGTCTTAGCGACGTAATAGATGATAGCCGTAGGATTAGCTTCCACAAAATTAGAGATCTCCTCGCTCGTCAATTTCTTAGAAGTGGCCGCAATATACAAACCCGATCCCTTGATCTGGCTCATCTTATTAACCGTATCAGCTACCACGTTAGGTAAAGATTCTACCGTAGTAGACATATCAACACCATCATCCTCCAAAGAAATAGAATAAAGATAACCACCCTTAACTTCCGTATAATTAGGAGGACAATCTGTACATCCTTTCATGATAGAGATAAGACGTTGGGTATAGTCAGCAGGTTTAGCCCCTTTCTTCATAACCTTATAACGTGACATGCTACCCTCAATAGTCTCTCGTACGATCTTCAACCCCGGATATTGGGCGCGAACCTCAGCCAAGGCCAGATCATCACCAGTATCACATACCTCCATACAATAGAAGTTGACATCTTCCGTCTCAGGCTCCGTAGCCTCATTGGTGCATCTTGTAACAGGAGTAATATCGATATAATCAGATACCTTTCCACCACCAGCAATAGGCTGGTTCTTCATCCTCTCGATACATTTCAGGACGGCGGGCAACAAATCAACCTCCTCGCAAGGATCACACTCCTCGCATTGATTTGGCGTATTATCACAATCATCCAAAAGAATGGCGTCATTGATC